CACAAGTAGCCATCAGCCCTTGCGGGCGTGGTAGGAGGACTTCTCTTGACAAAAGTTCTGTGGTTCAGCGATGCCGGTTGCACGACGGGCTTCAGCACCGTCACCCATGCCATCGGTGAGCGACTGGTTGAGGACTACGGACACGACGTCCATGTCGTCGCGACCAACTTCCGGGGTGACTCATGGCCCTGCCAGCGTCCAGGTCATGACCATCCCACGCCACTGCGGCTGTATCGCCCGAACATCCTTATGCAGAACGACATCCACGGGAAGTCGAGAGCACTCGAACTGATCGCGAAGCTCGAGCCGGACGTGGTCGTGATGCTCAATGATCCGCAGATCGCCCTCGGTTTCCTCTTCGAGAACGACCAGTTCGACCCTGAGCGGATCCTCCTCCAGTATCGACCGATCATCTACTACGTCCCGTGCGACGGAGACGAGCTTCCGCCGCGATGGACGACCGTTCTGCCCAAGGTGACCAACGTGGTCGCGATGAGCAAGTGGGGACAGACCCAGTACCAGCCCAGCGAGCTTGTCTACCACGGCATCGACCACGAACTCTGGTGGCCCATCTGGGAGAAGCCCAAGGTCACCTCCACCGGCATCGTCTGCAATACCAGGAACGACGCCAAGCGGGCGTTCGGTTTCGACCCAGACGGTTTCCTGGTCGGGAGAGTGGATACCAATAGCGGTCGCAAGGACTACCCGGCCCTGGTCAAGGCCCTGTGGCCCGTGATGAAGAACCACTCCGACGTGGAGGTTCACCTCCATTGCGAGGACGAAGGTCCCGGCGTTGGCGTCAGGTTCGGGGCGATGCTCTCTCGGGAGGCAGAGACGGTGGACCCGATGCGGTTCCACTTCCCCGGTCTCCACACCAGCTTCGAGGGTTGGCTCCAGCAGGACATGAATGTCCTGATGTCGGCCTTCGACATCTTCGTGTCAACGAGTCGCGGGGAAGGGTTCGGACTCACCTTGGCAGAGGCCGCAGCATGCGGCATCCCCATCGTGGCCCAGAACGTCTCCGCCATCCCCGAGGTCGTTGGACCTGGCGGGATCCTCCTCGAGCCTAAGGACACCCTCACGACTCCAGCGGGCGAGGAAACATGGCTGCCGGACATCCCGGCGTTCACCGCCGCCATCGAGCGGTTGTACATGTCCAAGGGTCTGCGTCGAGACCTCGGCCTAGCCGGGGCAGCGCACGCCAAGGAGACATTCAGTTGGGACGCCGCAGCGGCGTCGTTCGACGAGTACATCACGGCGCTGGCAAATGTCCAGCCCACCGTGGTTACTGAAGCGCCGACGGAGGCCACATGAACACATTCAAGATCTTCGCCCCGATGCTCAAGGCGAGCATGGGCACAGACGGCAAGATGCGCCTCCACGGCATCGCCAGCTCGACGGTCAAGGATCGCCACGGCGACACGATGAACCCGTCCGCGCTCGTGGACATGGAGCGCAGCGCCAACAACAACCTGACCATCTTCCTGAACCACGAGTACAAGGTTCCAGAGGATGTCGCCGGTCACGTCGAGCGAGCCTTCGTCCGCTCCCACCCGCAGGACCCGGACATCCATGACCTGTCGCTCGACATCGTCATCAACGACAAGAACGAGCGTGCGGTCAAGGCCTGGGAGGCCATCGACGGCGGCACCCAGCTTGGCTTGTCCATCGGCGCGATGATCCCCGACGGCGGAGCAGAGCGGGACCGCAAGACCGGCTCCTACTCCATCAACCACGTCGATCTCCTCGAGACCTCCCTCGTCGGCGTGCCGGCGAACCCCAGGTCCTGGGTCGAGTACGCCGTGAAATCCCTCAACGGTGGGACGTTCCTCGAAGAGAACGAGGAGTTCGACGAGAGCGAGAGCGAAGTCGCCGACGCTGTCATGGCCGAGAAGGAAATCGATAGCGACACCGTCGAGACCTTCGACGCAGAGACTGAGTTCGAGGGGACCGGCGAAGAGATGGTCGGGATCGAAGCCTCCGCCGACGGCACCGAGGTCGAACTCGTCGTCGAGGAGGAACTCGAAGGCGCTGAGATCGGAGAGGTTCTCAACGCCGTGACCACGACGACGTACACCACCAACACCGGCAACTACACCATCAATCCCGACATCACGGACGCCACGGTGAACATCAAGACACCGTACGCGGACGTTTCCATTGACACCGGCAACCGTGGCGGCAAGCCCGCCGCGAGTGACGGCTCCTCGCAGGAAGCTCTCCAGAGCGCCCCTGAGACCGAGGACGAGGACGAGGCCGTGACGCCCAATCCGTGGGCTGCCATCGGACTCTCCAGCGGTCCAACCGAGACCAAGGAAGTCGAGTCGGCGCTCCAGCTTCTGGAGCCTACCGTCGTCGCTTCCCTGCAGAACTCCAGCGAACTCCTCAAGGCGATCACCCGCGAGCTGATCGACACACGGAAGTCACTGGACGAAGCGGTCGCGGAGCGTGATCAGGCCATCGCGATGACCGAGAAGGTCCTCTCGAACACGGCTGAGATCCTGGCCCGCCTGTCCAAAACCCCAGCAGGACGACGAGCGGTAGTCCGCGAGGCAAGCGAGAAGTTCGCGGGCCTTGAGGCGGTCTACGGCGAGGAGTTCCTCACCCTCTTGAAGAAAGGCTAACCAGCATGGCAATGAGTCCAGAGCTGGAGGCCCTGCTCAAGGGTGTGCTCGAGACGCAGGAGCAGATCGGCGCGACGCTCCTGAAGATGAACGAGGCACCCAACGTCGCTACCCCCGAGGTCATCACCAGGGGTATCGAGGATCAGGGCACTCCCGCACCCGCCTCACGGCGGTACATCACCCAGGATGAGCGCAGCGAGATGTCCGCGACCCTTCGCACGAAGTCGGTCTCGGAGATCACTGAACTCATCACCCGTCAGGCGTCCCGCAAGGACACCGGCATTCCGCTCGACCTTTGGCTGAACACGGCGGGCTTCTCAGCCCAGAACGCGTTCAACCAGTTGAGCGGCCAGCTCGACCCGGACATCGCCAAGGCTCTTGATACGGGCGGGGCCACGGCCCTGATCCGCCAGGACCTCGAGCCGATGCTCTACGAGGTCTTCATCCGGCTGTTCCCGGCCTACGACCGCTTCCCCAAGGAACCGGCCAACGGCCTCCTGCACGCCTGGAACCAGATCACCTCGTATGGTGATGCGAAGTTCATGGCTGAACTCGGCACCGTGTCCGACGACACGAGCGTCTACGAGCGCAAGTCCACGAACGTCGCGATCCTCGCCACCCGGCGCGGCATCTCGCTCAAGTCCCAGTTCGCGGTCATGGCCGGTGGGATGAACTACAACCCCGAGGCCATCGAGCTTCAGGGTGGCCTCCGGGCCATGTCCCACAGGATGCAGAAGGCGATCTTCGAGGGCAACGCCGCGACGGCGTCCGGTACGGGCGACGACGAGTTCGGCCTCTACGACGCCAACGGCTTCACTGGCCTCCGTCGGCTCCTGACGACCAATGCGGTCAACCTGGACCCTGCGACCAACCCCACGACCACCGGCTCGTTCCGGCAGGCCGTGGACGCCGCCCTTCTCCCGGTGACCCAGTCCGCCGGCATGACTTCGATCATGTGGGGACATCCCCAGGAGAAGATCACGTTCGACGAGCAGCAGGACCCCAATGTCCGGCTGGTCTCCCCGAACTACGTCAACATCGGCGTCGGTGTGACCGCCCAGGCGATCAACACCTATGCCGGTCAGATCCCGTTCGCGGTGGTCCCCGGAGACTCGATCTCCTCGTACCACATCGGCGCGACCAAGTACCGCGACATGTACATGCTCGATGAGGGCAGCGTCACGCTTCCCTACCTCGGCTCCCCTGGACCCACGGTCCTCGAGATCCCCATCGGCATCAGCGGCCAGCTCACCCACCTGTACATCATCTTCATGATGAACGGGCTTGCGGTGAAGGTCCTTCCGTGGAACAACAAAATCCGCGTGAAGGTCGTTTAGTCGTGGAATAGAGGGTCGGGGTCAAACGCCCCGGCCCTCTCCACTTCGGAGGCATCGATGCCCTATCTGACACCGCAGCGGTTTCGGGAGATGGGCTTCGGGATCGACATCTCGGAGCTTGACGACTCCGAGTTGGCCTCGCTCATCAACCAGGCGGGGACCATCGTCGATGCCTATTGCAACGTCCCGCGCCTCCCGCAGAAGCATGACTTTCGCGGCGGGACGATCACGGGCGAGCAGCATGCCTGGCGCTACCCGGCGACTCCGTTCGAGGTCGGGCAGAGGCGTTACTACCCCTACCACTGGCCCATCGTGTCGGTGCAGAAGTTCCGCATCTACGTCACGAACACCCAGTACGTCGAGATCGCCCCGACTGAGTTGCTCATCAACAACAGCGAGCGGTACTTCGAGGTTGTGAGCCTCGTGCTCACGTCGTCTGGCCTGTTCAATGCCCTCATCGTCCCCAACGTGGGACTCGCCACCCCGGTCGCGACGTGCGACTACACCTACGGCTGGGATTTCTCCGAGAACGAGGATCTCCTGGCGACAGATGGTCAGACGTTCCGCGCCCAGAACCAGTTCTGGAAGACAACGCCAGCTCCTGTCGTCACCAAGAACAACAACGTCGTGACGACTGGCTTCACCATCAACTACAACGAGGGTGCGGTCATCTTCGATACGAACCTGGCGGCGTCGGACTTCGTCAGCGCGACCTACAACTACAAGCTCCCGAGTGACATCCAGTGGGGGTGCGGCCAGATCGTCGCCTACCTCCACGGGCAGGCCGAGATGCACGCTCGAGGCATGGGCCACCTGACGAAGCTGAAGATTGCCGAAGTCGAGATGGAACGCGACCTTCCCAGGGGTATGGCACTGAGTCTGATCGCGGACCTCGACCGTCTTATCCCCGAGGCCGCTCTGTTCCTGTCCAGCTACAGAAACGACTCCCTGACGGTGCGTTGAAATGCCCCGCCAGGATCGCTTCCTTACCCCCAATCAACTGACTCGGGTCAGGGACGTTGCTCTGTTGGGGATGGTCACCTCCGTCGTCATCGAGAGGCGTTCGTTCATTGCCGATAGCGGCGCTCCCGAGAACGCCTACGGCGACGACGCCCTGACGTACACGGTCACCAACGAGTCGCGCAGGACCATCGTCAAGGGCTGGTTCTACTCAACACCCACCCCCGTGCAGGAGGTGGACAACGGGCAGATCGTGACGGTCAACACCTATCGCCTGTACCTCCCGGTCGGGACGGATATCAAGACCGGCGATCACGTCCACGTCGAGACCAATCCTACTGATGACTACACGGTCAGCGACACCACGGGCGAGGGTTCGTGGTTGCCGCTCCTGACGTGCAGCTTGAGGAAGCGCGAGTGATCGATATCGCGGCGATCATCCAACGGGTCTTCGATGCCGCTGTGGTTGGCCTCGGTGAGGGGGCTGTCGTCGTGGAGACGAGGGCCAAGCAGAAGGCTCCCGTCAGGCGATTGTTCAGCGATGGCGGGTCGACCATCGTCCCCAAGACAGCCACAGCGATAGAAGCCGACAGGAGCCTGCGGATCCAGTTGGGACTTGGTCCTGAGCGTTCACGGGGGCCACACCAGGCCAGGACGACCGTAGGCGCTTCTCCACCTCGCCACTGGCGCGAGCGCGGGTTCACCGCCGCGAACGCGCTCCTGGCGCAATACGACGCCGAGATGGCTAGCCGCAAGGCTGGCAACGTCCCGGTGAAGACGATGCTCACCCGCCATGGTGCCTCAGAGGTTCGCTCCAAGCGGGCCGCCTTCAGCACCTGGCAGCACCTCAAGGTCGGTGGTCGATTGCGCGGAGAGATCTACGCGACCGACCCATCGGTCTCGGGTGGCAGAGCAGAGGCATGGGTGATCTCGCCCACGCCCTACGCGAAGTACATGGAGTTCGGCACTCGCCACGCGGCTGCCCACCCGTTCCTTCGCCCAGCACTGGCCGAGAGCCAGGGAGATATCGTCAGCCGGATCTCGGCTGCTGTGAAGGCCGCCTCCCGCACGCAAGGCTCCGACACAGTCATCGACATCGTCGTGCATCTATGAAGGGGAACGACCGATGACATCCGTCGCCCCCATCAAGCGAGCGGTCGTCCAGACGCTTCGTGCGTCTCCGTCCCTTGTGTCCGCCATCGCAGGCGGTATCCACGAGGGGATCGCTCCCCGCAAGGTCAAGTACCCGTTCATCGTCTATCAACTCATCGCGGCCCCGTACGCATACGACTGGTCCGGCGTGATGATCCAGACGGTGTTCGATGTCTCGGTCTTCGCGGAGAACCCCGTCGATGCCAATAACATCGACGCGCTCATCGGTTCGGCACTCAACGAGGCTGTGCTGAACGTTGATGGGCAGAGCAGCATGCTATGCCGACGTGTCGCTGATCTGCCGACGGGGCCAGACATCGACGGGGAGGGCAAGCGCATCTACCAGGTCGGTGGGTCGTATTCCGTCTGGACGAACCAATGAACACGATCCATGGCAAGAACGGCGCTATCTACATCGACGGGACCAAGGTCTCCAACAAGACCGAGTGGACGCTTTCGATGGCTCGTGAGTTTGCCGATGTCACCACGTTTCGCGACAGGAACAAGGTGGCGGCGGCGGGCCTCATGGACATCAACGGGACATTCGCGGGTCTGCTGGATACGTCCGGTGACGCTCTCATCCTCCACAACAATGGCGCTCCCCACACGGTGGCGCTATACGCGGAGGATGCGGTGACGCTGGTCGCCTCCGGTCCTGCCTTCGTTGATGCATCAGTCGCCGTTTCCCTAACCGATGCAGTCCGCATCTCCGGCAACTTCAAGGCTGCCGGCGACTGGACCATCGCCTAACCCGAAAGGACATGCCCCGTGGCAACAGGAGCCGGAACCAAACTCCATGGCAAGAACGGCGCGATCTATCTCGGCGGCCCGAAGGGGTCCGGGGTCAAGGTCACGACCAAGACCGAGTGGACGCTCTCTCTGAACCGCGACTACGTCGAGTCCACGACCTTCGGTGCCGTGAACAAGACGTACCTCGTCGGCCTCAAGGACATCCAGGGCACCTTCGCAGGACTGCTCGACGTGAGCGGCGACTACCAGGTGAACGCGGCCAGCAGCGATGCCGTGAACATCTACCTGTACGCCGATGACGGCACCTCGCCGATCCTCATCGCCTGCGGCCCCGGCCTGATGGACGCCTCCATCACCGCCAGCATCTCCGACGCGATCAAGACGACTGGCAACTTCCGGGCATCCGATGCCTGGACCGTCTTCACGAGCGGCTCGCTCTAGACCCGCTCCTAGCTCGTAACATCCGAGAACTTGGCGGAGGCGGCAACGATATGGCCCCTCCCGGCTGCTGACGCCTCCGCCCGGGTTCTCGAAAGGATGGCGAATGGGATACCTCTTCAAGACGATCAGATCCGGCACGGTCTCACTCGATAGGCCAGCCGGCGTGGTCGAAATCAAGTTCCTGGGAGCCAAGGTGGGCGTCCTGGAGAACTGGACTTTGCAGCGGCGTGGAGACAACGACCCGGAAGCGGGTTTGTATGACCTTCACGCCGTGTTTTCCTTTGTCAGCCTGCCCCTGTGGGAAGACGCTGACTACGAGAAACAGATCACCCTGAACCTCAATCCAGTCAAGCAGTACAGGGTTCAACTAGAGCCAGATTGCAGAACGGTTCTCACTGGCCGGAACCTACTGATAGAAAGGGTCACCATCCACAATGTCACGCGCAGCTAGCAGCACCCTGACACCGGAGTTCATCGAGGAAGAAGTCGTCATCCGAGGGGTGACGTTCCGTCTCCGCGAACTGTCAATCGGAGAGTACGACGACCTGGTCAAGAAGGCCACCTCGAAGCAGACAAACGCCCT